GCTGACAACCTGGCTGGCGCGGTGCCGACCGTGGCCTGGTTCCCGGCCGCACGCCTGGCCGACAGCAACGGGCAGGAGACTGGAGCAACGGTGGACGGTCTTCAGGTCGGTCAGCGGTACCTGGTCCGAATCAACAGCGACGGCAAGGCGGCCGGGTTCCTGAAGGTGTCCGGTGACACCATCCAGATCGGCGAGGACAAGTCCGAAGGCCTCACCGACGACGTGGACGGCGGTAGCAACCGCACCGTTTCCATCACCAAGCTGAAGGAGAAGGCCAAGGCGTAATTCCTACATCAGGAGGGCAGTACATGAAGTGGAGAAGGATGTTCCTGTTGCCAGCGTTGCTTTCGTTGGCGTTGTTCGCTCCGTTGGCGCTTGCGCCGTCAAGCGAGATGTCCGTTGGCAGTTCGGTCGTCTGCGCTCCTACAGCAGCCGACTACCAGCTTGCCAAGGACGCCGACCAGGTCGTCAAGACGGCGGCCGGGTACAAGTACCGCTTCGACATGGAGACGGTTCAGGGTGCTGGTCATCGTGATGCATTCACGACCAAGACAACGCCGTGGACCTCCACGGCAGTTCACGGTCGTAAGTACCGCTACGAGGCTGAACTGTGGGTCTTCCACACCATCAGCGGCGGCGACTGCACCGGGCCGGACTTCTACTCCTGGTGGGCTGAAGGAGAGTGTGACCGCCTCAACGTGGCTACCGGCGCCATCGCTGAGCAGAACCTCTGCAACTTCGACATGCGCGGGGTGATGCAGGTTCTCTCGGGGTCCACCTGGACCACGCCGCAAAGCTGGCTCCGGTACTACTCGGAGTCTGTGCCTCTCTGCGCTGGTCCATCCGGCGCACCCATCGTCGTGGCCGATGGAACCTTTGTCCGGGCCGTGCTCTGGATGAAGACCCGCTTCTACCACCACGACGGGAACCAGTACACCGGAGGCAGCCAGTTGTCTCAGGGTCGCTGGGGTTCCACTCAGTCGGTCCGGCCGTTGGCCGGTCTGCCGAGCCAGCCCATCGTCCACGACTACGCGGACAATGACCTGTATCCCGGTTGGTATAGCCGGGACATCGGGCCGTCCTATGCCTCGTCCAACGACTGCCCATTTGAGGGCTAGGGTATAAGCGCGGGAAGCCGGGCCGTCTGCTACGGGAGACAGATGGCTCGGCTTCTTGCTAATGAATGTCAGCAAAGGAGCATCGCATGACGCTATTGAGTCCGCATGAGTTAGCGGACTGCGTGCTGAAGGCAGGCTTCGACAATTCGCCTGCGAGGAAGACGTTTGGCGCCGGTCCTGATACGGCTGCGGTGGTGATGCTGGCAACCTGCCTCGGCGAGAGCGCAGCCCGCACCTTCCGTGGTGCTGGTACCGAGATCATGGGCCGGTCGAACACTGGCACGCACATCGGCAATTGGGACCACGGCGTCGGTCAACTGTCCGGTGTGTTCCAGGCGCATAGAATCCGAGCGCACGGCGGCAACTGGCGTGACCCGTACGTGAACCTGGAGATCTGCTTCGAGATCTTCGAGGACGCTGGCGGCACCTTCAAGCCGTGGCACATCTTCACGGGCGGTGCCTACGTGGAGACCTTGCCGGACGCACGCATCGCCATCGCAAGCCCGTGGCCTTGCCCATCCATCGAGTGGATCAAGCGATGAGATGGCGATGCCGAGGGCGGAGGAGGTGGAGGCGAAGACTGCGCCTAGCCTGACACGACGTATAATTCCCTGAACCCATTCAAGGAGCCGACATGACACGGCTGGAGATCACCGAACTGCGCGGCGGGTACCGAACGGAAGATCCCCGGCTGGACAGGCTTCCAAGCCAGCTCGATTCCCGCCTCCGCTCCTTCCCTGTCGCAGCCATGGACCTCGGGGACGACACCCCGATTCGCACGCGCATGCACCGGCGCGGTCAGCTATTGGACCAGGCGCCTGAGCGCGGGTACGACGGCTCCGGGTGCGTTGGATTCAGCACCCTCAATTTCCTCAGAAGCTCCCCGGTTCGCAACCCGCGATTGCGTGTGGAATTGGGCTGGGTGGAGCTCCATAAGGAAGCGGCAATCAAGTTCTACCACTGGTGTCAGGACCGTGACGAGTGGCCGGAGACGCAGCCTGGAGGCGAGGGCGGCACCAGCGTCGATGCCAGTGGCAAGCTCATGAAGGAGCTTGGCGTCTTCTCCGAATACCACTGGATCACAGGCGGTGCCGACGAGCTTGCCCGCGTGCTCATGGGCCAGCCTGCCATCATGGGAACATGGTGGACCACGGGCATGGACAACGCGGACAGCAACCCGCTCGGCATCGCCACCTTCACCGGTCGCAAGCGTGGCGGCCACGCCTGGCTCGTGGACGGTGTACTACCCGATGAGACCATTAGCAGCCAACACTCTCGTTACTGGTTCCGTGGCTTCAACACCTGGGGCGAATGGGGATGGCACAAGCGCGGTACCTTCTGGGTCTCGGCTGAAGACATGGACGCGCTCCTGAACGACCAAGGCGAATGCATGGTGCCGACGGAGGTGGCGCAGAGTTGAAGTCCTATTCGTCCCTTGTGTGGCTGTCCTCTACCTGATCATTATCGCTGTGCATTCGCGAAGGAGGCTTGACAAGACGTGACAGAAATTGCTTTCACTCCGTGGAGCACAGCGGAGCCGATGTTCACGGGAGCCGCTCCAGGCTGGGTCCCGGAGGCGGACCAGCCAAGGGTCAGAAGTTACGAGCTCTACGAGCAGATGTACTGGCAGCATCGCAACACGTTCAAGCTCCTTCAGCGCGGCACGAACGCTCAGCCCATCTACGTCCCGAACCCGCGCATCATCGTGGACACAGCGGCACGCTACGTGGCCAAGGGCCTCGGCTTCACGGCGCAGCCGCAGGCGCTTCCAGGTGAGGCGACACCGGCTGCGAACCAGGCGGATGCGACTCTTGCTCAGCAATGGTTCCAGGCGTTGTTCGACCGGGAGAAGTTCCTCTCCAAGTTTGCTGCAAACAAGCTCTACGGTCTCATGCGTGGTGACTACGTCTTCCACATCACGGCGAACCCGAACAAGATGGAGGGTCGGCGGATCTCCGTGCTGACGGTGAATCCTGGCTCCTATTACCCGCAGTACCACGACGAGAGCGATCCCGATTCACTGTGGGCGGTTGTGCTAGCCGACCTGACCATGTTCGGCGGCAAGGAGTTCGTCCGGCGGCAAGTGTACCGCAAGGTTCTCAACACGGACGGCAGCTACACCATCACAAGTGAGCTCGGCCTGTTCGGAACCGACAAGTGGCAGGATCTTGATCCAAGCAATGCGCCGGAATCCGTGGAAGGTTTCACGAACGTTCCGGAGACGCCACTGGAAGACCCCATCCAGGCAATTCCCGTCTATCACATCCCGAACAACCCGGCGCCAAACCAGCCGTTCGGCAACAGTGAGCTACGCGGCATGGAGATCATGGCTGCGGCAGTGAACCAGTCGATCAGTGACCAGGAGATCACGCTCATCCTGGAAGGCCTCGGCATCTATGCCACGGACGCAGGTTCGCCCGTGGACGAAGAGGGCAACGACACGAACTGGATCCTGGGACCGGGACGGGTACTGGAGCTCAACGACCCGCAGGCTCGGTTCATGCGTGTCAACGGCGTGAGCACGGTCGGCCCGTTCCTGGACCACGTGCGGTACCTGGAAGGCAAGATCGGTGACGCCACTGGCGCCAACGAAGCGGCCATCGGACACGTGGATGTCTCGGTCGCTGAGTCCGGTGTGGCGCTTGCCCTCCGACTCGGCCCGCTCCTGTCCCGGGCCGAGTACATGGAGACGTTTATCACCGACGTTCTGCTCCAGATGTGGTTCGACCTTGGCACCGGGTTCCTTCCCGTGTACGAAGGCGCGGACCTGGCTGGCGTCAGCATGCGGCCGACCTACGGCTCCAAGCTTCCGCTCAACCGCAAGGAGAAGTTCACAGAGCTTGTGACCATGCACCAGCAAGGCGTCATCACCACGGAGTTCTTCCTTCTCGAGGCGGAGAAGCTGGGTTACGTGTTCCCTGACGGTGCCGCTGCGATGGCAAAGGCGGCAATGGCCGAACTCCAGGCGCGTACGGATGCAGCCACGCCGACAGACCGGCAGGCGGAGGAAGCTGAAGGTGGCAGCAGCACGCAGGAGCTTGTCGAGACCTGAGCCGAGTCAATTTCGGGCACCCTTCCATGACCTCAGCAGTGATGCTTTCTTCGGTCAGAATAGTTACGAGCATCTCGAAGACTGGTGCGGCATCCACTGCGGCAAGAACAATCCGGGGAAGGCGAACCACTGCTCGCAGTGCCACGACCTGAGGAATCCGAGGCTCAATGGAAACACGGCCGCTCGACCTGTACCTGCGCGAGCAACGGCGGGCTGACCGAGACCTCGCCCGCCTCCTTCTTTCCGCAGCCAACGATGCCGAAGCTAGGGTCCTGGCGCGGGCTGGGTCGAACATCAGTGCGCGGGTGCAGCGGGCACAGTTGACGCTCGTTGCCCAGGAGCTCCGTCAGCAAGTGGTGGAGCTCTGGCCTCAGGTTGACAACGTTGTGCGCCAAGGGATTCTCAACTCTGCAGATGCAGCGGCACGGGCGGAGAGTCTGCTCACGAACTCGCTCTACAACGCTGCTGGCATACCCGCCGCTGAGATGGCTGCCGCTGTGCGCCAGCAGGCACGCCAGGGCGCTGAGAACTTGTATAGCCGCAAGGTTGTGGGTCGGGACCTGTCTCAGCGCGTATACCGCACCTCAGTCGGTGCGCAGGGCATGGTTCAAGGTGCGGTCAACAAGGCCATTGCGCAGGGTCGGTCATGGCGCAGCCTTGCTAGTGACGTCAAGGGTCTCATCAATCCGCGTGTGCCGGGTGGAGTGTCGTATGCCGCCGAACGGTTGGCACGCACGGAGATGAATAATGCGTTTCACGAGACGCAGAAGCGGATGGCCCAGCCGAACCCGTTTATCACCGGGATGCAGTGGCACCTGAGCTCCAGCCATCCGGAAGGCGACATCTGCGACTCGCTGGCCGGTGATGACCACGAGGGCATGGGTCCAGGTGTGTTCAGCAAGCAGAACGTTCCGTCGAAGCCTCACCCTCAAGACTTGTGCTACCTGGCTCCAGTAACCGTTGACGAGGATGAGTTCGTCCGCAATTTCCACAAAGGTAAATACGATGAGTACCTTGACGACATCGTTGAAGACATGCCGGTTCCGATGTCTCGTACGCTGGCTGAGAGCAACACGGACGAGCTCGGCCAGTTTGTGCTGCAAGGACGAGAGGCTGGGAAGTCGTGGGCGCAGATTGCCAACGAGGCCAAGGCTAACGGACTGAGCTCCACGTCCTCGCCCGGCGCCATGCGCTCCGTTGCCCGCAAGCATGGCATCGTTGACACCGGTTCGCTCAAGAAGGGTCCTCGGAAGCCAAGCACCACAACGACTCCAGCGCCACGACCGACGGTGCCGACCTCTACCATCGAACACAAGATCGGTGACGTGGTGGACGTGGTCACGTTAGGTGGCAAGACGGAGCGAATGCTGTTAACGCGTGCTCCGTCACGGTTGCACGGTTCCAACTACGTCGAATATTTCGGTCAGCGTGTCAATGCTTACGGCAAAGCTCTCGGTCGGTCGGCGTCTCGCATCGTTGACCCGGTAAGGGTTACGAAGGTTGACATCAAGCTGGCAGCACCATCACGGGCGCAAGTGACTCGGGCGGCTGCAAAGCGGGAGTCGGCCAAACGTACGAGCGGCGTTGCCGAAAGGGAAGTCAAGAAATACTTCCGTCAATTCGATGATTGGGATGAAGCCCACGTCGCCAAGATGCAACGGAAGTACAAGGAGCTCGCTGACGAGTATCTGCACAACACGCCGACCCAGACCCGTCAGCTTCCAATGGTGCGCGGCAAGTTCAATAAGACTGAGATCCGTAACCACGATAGCGCCTTCGGCCTGTACGGTGGCATGGAAGGCGCCACCATCCGGATGCACGGTGAGCGGTACTTCAATCGTCATCAGCTTCGGAGCTACAGATCCAGTCAGCGGCGTCAGGTTAAGTCGCACTTCAAGGCGGAGCGCCATGTTGACGACGACGACATCTACACCTTCGTCCACGAATTCGGACACCACATTGAGGCGGTCATCACGTCGAATGGTGGCATGGCCAATAAGCTCGAGGGCGTGTTCCAGAAGTTCTTCAATTACATGGAGAATAGAGCCGGACCGAACCTGATACCGGAGTCATATGAGACGCTGGCGGCGCAGGTAACGCCACAAGTTCGACTCGGTATTGGTTACGACGTGTACGGCGCTCGATTCAATGCTGTGATTGAACGGTTCAAGCCTGACATCACAATGGGCCTCAGCAAGTACGCTACCGAGAACTGGATGGAATTTATGGCGGAATGCTTCGCCGAGTATAAACTGAGCCCCAACCCGAGGCCAATTGCCAAAATGTTCGGCCAATTCATCGACGAGGTGCTGCACCTATGAGCGATGCCAGCGAACCGAACATCTGTGCAGCGTGTGAACGACTTGACCGTACGCATCAGGCTTCGCTGCGAGACGAGGATGTCCCGCGTTGCACAGCATTCCCCACGGGTATTCCTGGTCGTATATGGGAAGGCGGATTCGACCACCGAGAGAAGTGGCCGGGTGACAATGGCGTTCGCTTCCTGTTGCGGGATGGCGGGGAATTCGACCTTCAGTTCTACGAAGACTTCCGTTCATCGACGTGAGGTAAACTGCCAGAGACAAGTACCCGCGTGGGCGGCGGAGCCGCTCCAACGAAAGGACACAGCATGGCCGAGCGGCGGAGCCGTGAGGAAGTCAGTGAACGATGGTGGCTGGTCGGTGACCGGCCATCGATGATTGGCCGCATCGGCGATGCGCCAGTCTTCGCGATCGCTGGCGGTTCGGAAGGCGCCACCGAAGGTTCCGGCGGAACCGGAGAGGGTGAGAGTGGCGGAGACGGCGGTGCCGGTTCCGAGGGCAAGCCATCGGGTGAAGGCGAAGGCAAGCCTCCCGAGGGCAAGTCCAGCGGAGAAGGTGAGAAGGAGACACCTCCCGAGCGGTCCAAGGATGACGGACAGCGGCCGGGCGAAGACCGTGGCGCGTATCGTGCGCGGCGGGCAAAGCAGGAAGCTCTCGAGCGCGCGGAGCGTGCCGAGCGTGCCCTGGAGGATCTCCAAGACCGCGACCGATCTGAGACCGAGAAGACCGAGAAGCGTGCGTCGAAAGCCGAGGGCAGAGTTGCTGTCCTGGAGCCGACAACCCGTCGGTTGGCAATTGAGAACGCATTCCTGAAGGCCAGCTTCGGCAACGAGAAGAACCGCCCGATCAACTGGATCGACGCGGGCGACGTGCTGTTGCTGGTCACAAGGGAGCTCGACGGAATCAAGATCGGGGACGATGGCGAGATCGACGAGGACGATGTGCGTTCCGTCGTTGCCGACATCGCCAAGCGGAAGCCTCACCTGGTCCGGAAGGAGAAGAAAGAGCCGGAGCAGCCGAGTGGCAGTCCAGTCGGCAGCGGCCAGCGAACTCCAGCGGAAGCTTCGCAGGATGAACTCGCCCGCCGTTTCCCTGCGCTGCGCACGAGGTCTCCCCGTCAGTAGGAGAGTGAGAATAGCGCATGGCGCGCTACGACAAGTACGACCCGAAGTCAGGTGGCTTTCGGGCAGAGGCCGCAGCGGCGTGGGTCACGGCGGACCTCGGCAAGATCTTCGCCGTCGGCATCAACTCCGCCGGTCGAGCGATCAAGGGTCCTGGCGTGGCTGGCCTCGGTCTGGTCGGTGTCGTCGTCGTCACCAAGACGAAGGTCATCGGCGAGATCCTGGACGTGATGACGGCCGGTGAGATCGTGGAGGCTGCGCTCTCGGACGGCACCACAGCGATCGCGGCTGGCGTGCCCGTGTACGCCGTGGCCGCGACCGGGCTGCTGACCGTGACTGCGACCGCCAACATCCGCGTCGGCTACACCATCGAGGGCGGCACCATCGCCAACACGCGCCTCATCGTTCGGATGGGCGTCGTCAACCCCGTCGCTTCGGCGTAACGGAAGGAGGAGAATTCCATGTCGCAATTCCAAGTGGCAGAGCGGCCGGGCCTCATCCTTCCCGGTGCGCAGAAGATCATCCTGCCTGCGCTGGCCTACGCGCAGCACGGCGGTCGCATGGGCGATGCGCCGTTGGAGCCGGTGGACCTCAGGTCCCTGGGCTTCCTGCCCGGTATCGCAGGTGGTGACCGGGGCATCAACACCGAGGGCGACGTTCTCACGACCACGGTCGACGGCAGAGACCTCAACTCGATGTGGACGGAGTTCCAGCGTCTGCTCGGGCTGTGGAACACACAGCGGCAGAGCCTGATCGACTTCCTGACGTTCAACGTTCAGGACGAGGTCGAGATGGTGCCGCAGGTCCCGACGGTGGACTTCGAAGAGGCGTCCGAGTTCGGTGAGCCGAAGCGTGTCCGTGGGGCGGGATTCCTGCCGTTCGGATACGACCTGAAGTTCTACGACATCGGCGTCAGCTTCACCTGGAAGTTCCTCCTGAAGGCGCGTGCCAACCAGATCGAGGCGCTCCAGAACCAGGTCCTCGAGGCGGACAACCGGCTGCTCTTCAGCAAGACCCTTCGGGCCATCTTCAACAACGTCACCCGGACCACCGACGAGAACGGGACCATCTACAACGTCTACCCGTTCTACAACGCCGACGCGACCGTGCCGCCTCCGTGGAAGACCACGGTGCATGCCACGGCGCACCAGCACTTCCTGACCAGCCTCGGTGCCGCTCCTGGCGGCTACGACAGCGTCGACATCGACCTCCTGGAGTCGCACCTCAGTCACCACGGGTACGGCGCTGTCACCGGCTCTCGGCTGGTGCTCATGTTCAACTCCGTCAACACGGGTCCCATCCGTGGCGCCAAGACGCCAACCTGGAAGTACGACTTCGTCCCGTCCTCCACACAGCCCGCGTTCTTCACGACTGCTGGTGGACTCCAGGGTGGCGGCCAGCCTCAGGGTCAGCTCGCTGGCCTGAACGTGATCGGCGCCTACGGCAACTTCATCGTCATCGAGGATGACTGGCTCCCGGCCAACTACATCCTCGCGTTCGCGACCGGCGGGTTTGACTCCGCCGACAACCCCGTCGGGCTGCGCGAAGACCCGCGTGCGTCGGGGCTGCGACTGGTGAAGGGTCGGGAGCCGGACTACCCGCTCATCGACTCCTTCTACCAGCGTGGCTTCGGCACCGGAGTCCGCAAGCGTGGCGCAGGCGCCGTCATGTTCATCGACGCAGGCGCTTCCTACGTCATCCCGGCCGCGTACGTCTGAGCCACGAGAGGAGGAATTCAGGATGTCAAACATGGGACTGACAACCGCAGACGAAGTCGAGAGCAAGCGACAGCAGCTTCTGGCTGCGCTGGCTGCACTCCCGGCTGCCGGAATCGGCGTCGACAAGCCACTGCTCCGGTCCATCCAGGAGAAGGACGAGTCCGAGTGGGGCGACGACGAGTGGGATGCCGCGAACGCTCGCGAGCTCCTGTCCCCGGAGCAGAAGGGTCGCTACGCCGTGCGGCTGCTGGAGCGTCAGCAGGCGGTCGAGCGGGACGCGCTCCTGGAGCAGTTCCAGGGCGGGAACATCCCCGGTCTGGGTCAGGCCACGAACTCCGGTGGCGTGACGGTGCCAAGCTCCGTTCGCGAGGGCGAGCAGGATGTGCCGCCTTCCGAGGAGGAAGCGCCGTACGAAGACGACACCAGGGCCAACCTTCAGGCGGAGGTGAAGGCGCGCAACGAGGACAGGGCGGAAGAGAACAAGATCCGCCCGGCCAGTGACCGCAAGGACGACCTCGTGGCTGCGCTGTACGCCGACGACGAGGCGAACCCGGCCTAGCGGCAAGGGAAGGCTGTGTGGCTGTGTGACTGGCTGCACAGCCTTCCCTTCTGTAGAAGGAGACCAGCGATGGCCGTGCAGAAAGCGACAGTGGAATTGAGCTTCGACGATGCGGCCATCCGCGATGCGAAGCAGAAGATCCGTGCTGGTGTGCAGACCGTCAAGGACGGGTTGCAGGAGCTCGAAGCTGCACTGGACACCATGACGGTCTCCGCAACGGTTCCGCCTCCGCCTCCACCTCCGTAGAGACAGGAGCATTCCATGCCTCCAGGTGCAAGCCTGACGTTACGCCGCAAGGCCGACGGCAAGATCTACATCGCGGCGCCCTCTGGCGTGCCGCTAAGCGACGAAGACGCCGACAAGGCGTTGCCAGCCAACCACACCATCAACGCACGGCAGATCGGCCGAGAACTGGAGCACGAGTACGGCAGCATGTTCGAGGTCCTGGTCCGCATCAAGACCGAGAACGCCAACGCCCTCTACGAGCTCGTTGGCTTCGAGGAGAAGGACCCCGACACCGACATCGACGACGAGCTCAATTACAACAACTGGAAGCTCCGCCGTATCGAGGAGGACGACACCGATGGCTGATGGCGTCTTCAACAACGTCAAGGGCGAGTTCAAGACCCTGGCCGCCCTCCCCGCCGCAGCCGATGCGCTCGTCGTCACGCTGGTGGAAACCACGGGCCTTGAGGCCGAGGACACGCTCAACAACTACGACGACCTCGGCGCTCTCTACACCGCTGCCAACAATGAGCCGACTGGCGGCACCTACGTTCGCAAGACCGTGACCGCCTCCATCACCGTCACTGTGGACGACACGAACAACCGCGTTGACATCGACATGCCGGACCTGACGTGGACGGCACTGACCACGACCGGCAACGCCCCCATCTCCCGCCTGCTCGTCAACTACGACAACGACACCGGCGCCGGCACCGACACGAACATTCGGCCATGCACGTACCACGACTTCGTCATCACGCCAGACGGCTCTGACGTCGTTGCCGTCATTGCCGCGCTTGGCTTCTACAGGGCAGCGTGATCGATGGCACAATTCGCTGTCTTCTTTGTTCAGGAAGTTCCACCGGTCGGCACTACAACGCATGCTGTGGTCTATCGTGGAGACCACGTCGATGAAGCTGCGGCCGTGGCTGCTGCTGCGACCGCGCTTGGCCTGAGCAACAATACGAAGGTATGGGCGGTGCCCGCCGGTTCGCTCACGGCTTACCACATTGATGTGGTAAAGACGTACGACACCGTTCTTGGATAGGAGCCGGTAAATGGCGGACACAAAGATCAGCGCGCTCACGGCTGCATCTGCCGCCGCTCTTGCCAACGAGCATGCCATCAACGAAGCCGGGACCTCCAAGAAGGTTACGCAGCAACAGATTCTCGACGCTGTAGATCTTCTGGCAACTGCTGGCGCCATCGCTGATGCGAACAAGCTCCTGTTGATCCAGTCCGGCGTTGCCAAGGACATTGACATGAACGCCCTAGTGGCCTACATCGAGTCCAGGGCACGGGTCAACAACGCCTCGGTAGCTGCGCAAGGACCAGGGTTCTCCTCGGACACTTACCTGGTCGGGTCGTCCTGCCCGATCCCGGCAGGGCGGCTCCAGGCCAAGACGATGTACCGCTGTAAGTTCAATGCGGTCAAGACCGGAGCAGGTACGGCCACGCCGATCATCAACGTCCGGATCGGCACGGCCGGGACCACCTCCGACACCTCGCGCGGGACGCTGACGTTCTCGGCCCAAACAGGTGTAATTGACGAGGCCGTGTGGGAGGTCAACTCGATCTTCCGGACGGTCGGTAGCGGAACGTCGGCCGTACTCCAGTCACTCGGCCAGCTCAATCACAGGCTTTCGATCACTGGATTCGGGACAGGTGTTTCGGAACCGGAGATTGCGACGTCTGGTGGCTTCGACTCCACGGTGGCCAACCTGATCATTGGCCTGAGCGTGAATGGTGGCACCTCGGCTTCCTGGACGATCAATGTCGTGCAATCTGAGATCTGGAATCTGGCCTAGCGCATGGCGGACGACTACCTCCTTGAGAATGGGACCGACAGGTTCCTTCTGGAAGACGGGTCAGGCGTCCTACTTCTGGAGGTTCCGCAAGAACCCGTCCGCAGCTTCGACGGGGTCGATGACTTCATCACCTGCGCCATCGGTGGCCTGTCCACCCAGACCGGCGGTCCCATCACCATCGCCGCCATCATCAAGAAGAACGCCAACGGCAGCTTCCAGGCGTTCGTTGCCCTAAATACCACCGCTGCGGCGCAGTTGATCTCGACCGGTGTCCAAAGCTCGGACCTCGGGTACACCTTCACCGGCACATCCGACGACGCCAACGGCGCCGCGACTCCCACCTACACCGTCGCTGACGGCTGGATCATCTACGCGATGACCAAGGCTAGCGGGACGGTCGCGCCCCGATTCCACAAGTGTGTGCTGTCAACTGGCGTCTGGACTCACACTTCCTCGGCCGAGACGAACAGTGACGGCGCGGCCCCCGGCGGGTCCGGGCAGGTCATGTTCGGCGCGAAGAACAACATCGGGCACTTCTTTAACGGCCGGATGGCGCTGGCCGCGATCTACCCGACGGCGCTGTCCGACGGTGCCCTCGAAGCCATGTCGGCGACGTTGCAATCCTGGATCGACGCCAGCCCGACCGGGCTGTGGCCGCTGAACCAAGCCAGTGTCGCCATCCCCGTCGAGGACATCGTCGGGACCAGCGACCAGACGTCCATTGTCGGAACTACCGTTGTGACCGGTGACGCTCCACCTAACTTTGATTGGACCCGTCCTGCGGTGGTGGAGGAAGTCGTCTTCTTTAACGAAGACTCGGCCTCGCCCATGACGGTGACCAAGCCAGCCGCCTTCGCCTCCGGTCAGATCCTCGTTCTTCTGCTCACGGGTCACGGTGGCGCAGTCGGGGACTTCACCGACGTGTCTGGATGGACCTCGATTGGGACCGGGACTTCGGGCGGAGACGCCCACGGGAAGGTCTACGCCCACGCCTACAATGCCGGAGATCCGGCAAGCTGGAATTTCCCGTACTCTTCTGGCGCTGACGTGGCAGCAGCTTTGTTCCGAATCTCTGGAGCCGACCTGAGCCTGGTCGCCTCCCTGGCCACGAACTCGGGGACCCTTGCCGTGGCCTCTCCGGTTTCACCCTCGGTGGCGATGGCTCAGACCAACGATCTTCTGATCTGCGGGACGTCCCACTCTCCGCCTGGAGTGGCCTCGAATGTCACTGTTCCATCGGGCATGGTGGACCGAGGGCAGACCCAGGTCTCGGGGAACTTCCAAGCGCTTCACGTCGCCTCTCAGCAACTCACCTCCGGGACCACCACCGGGACCCGAACCTGGACTGGCTACACGCCGACTGGCGAGAACGATTACCTGACTTGGTCCATCGCTATCAAGTCGGCGGCTGTGCCTGGTGGCGGTGCCACAGAGGTTGACGTTCTTCAGGCAATAGAAACAGACACGGCTCAGGCAATAGGGCGGCAGAAGCGGCGCACGCTTGTCGTAGCTACGGAGACGGACACT